GCTTTCTTATTAAATACAGCTATACAAAGAGATGCTGAAAGAGTAACAGCACAAGAAATTAGATACATGGCACAACAATTAGAAACTGCTATGGGTGGTATATATTCATTACTATCACAAGAGTTTCAATTACCTTTGGTGACCCTATTAATGAAACGAATGTCTCAAGCAAATGAGATACCTTCATTACCTAAAAATTCTGTTAAGCCTACAATTATTACAGGTGTTGAAGCTTTGGGTAGAGGAAACGATTTACAAAAATTAAGAGAATTTGTAGCTGAGGTTGCAAACTTAGCACAAGTAAATCCTGCTATAGTACAAAGTTTAAATACTCAGGATTTAATAAAACGTATCGCTACTGGTTTAGGTATTGATACAGAAGGTCTTGTGAAATCTGAAGAAGAATTGGCACAAGAACAAGCTGCTCAAGAAGAACAAATGCAAAATCAACAGATGATGCAAATGGCTGAAAAAGCGGTAGCTCCTGCGGTTGCGGGTGCTATGAAACAACAAGAACAAGGATAATTAAATGGTAGATAAAGTAGAAGTACAACAAGAAGAAACTGGTATTGAACAACCAGTAGAACAAACTAATGAGACACAGTCCACACAAAGTAAACCTGAAGGCTTACCTGAAAAATTCAACAGCGTTGAAGATTTAGCAAAGTCATATCAGGAATTAGAAAAGAAACTTGGTGAACAATCTCAAGAAACAAAAGAAGAAGTAGACCCAGTTAATAAAGCAACTCCTAAATCTGATAACAATTTAGAAATAGCTGAAAAAGCTGTTTTACAAGCAGAGTATGCTGAAAAAGGTGAGTTAGATACAAAATCTTATGAAGCTTTAGAAAAAGCAGGCATCTCAAAAGAATATGTAGATAGTTATATTGCAGGTCAAGAAGCTATTGCTAAAACACAAGCAGATGAAATTAAATCTACTGTTGGTGGTGATGAAACATATCAAGAGATGGTTGATTGGGCTTCTAAAAATATGACTGAAGGTGAGAAAACTGCTTACAATAAAGCTGTAAACAGCGGTGACATGGACACAGTTAAACTAGCTGTCAATGCACTTAAAGGTCAATTTGAAAGAGCTAATGGTGTTGAGCCTAAACTTGTAGAAGGCAAAGCACAACCAAGTCAAGAACAAGGTTTCTTATCATGGGCTCAAGTAACAGAGGCTATGGCTGACCCTAGATATGCTAAAGATATGGCATACCAAAACGAAGTTAAAAATAAATTAGCTAACAGTAACTTATAGGAGATATATTATGTACGGCAAAAAAGCTAAAGGTAAAAAAATGTTAAAAGGTGGACAGAAAAAACTACCTATGGCAGTAAAGAAAAAAATAATGAAAGCTAAGAAAAAGAAATAGTCATGGCTAAAAGAGGTTTATACGCAAACATCCATGCTAAACGTAAAAGAATTAAAGCGGGTAGTAAAGAAAAAATGCGTAAGGTTGGAGCTAAAGGTGCACCAACTAAAAAACAATTTAAAAGAGCGGCAAAGACAGCTAAGAAAAAATAATGCCGGCTAAAAAATATCAGTCGCCTTCTGGTGGTTTGAACGCTGCCGGAAGGAGATATTTTAAAAGAAAAACTGGTGCTAATTTAAAAGCTCCAGTCACAGGAAAAGTAAAAAGAGGTTCAAAAGCAGCCAAACGTAGAGCTAGTTTTTGTGCACGTATGTCTGGAGTTAAAGGTGCTATGAAAAAACCTAATGGGCAACCTACAAGAAAAGCTCTAGCATTACGTAAATGGAAGTGTAGATAGTTGTGCACCCTTTTTAGGGGGCAACTTGCCAACACATATTTAATAAAGTGTAATAACTTGACCACCTGCGGGTGACAATCTTGAATGTGAAACTGAAACATATGTAGAGGCTTTTATAAATAAACGTCATAACAAATAGGAGAACACTATGGCAAATGCAAGTCCAGTATCAGTTGGAAGAGTAAATGCAGGTGGTTCGGAAGACGCTCTGTTTCTGAAAGTTTTTGCGGGAGAAGTACTTACTTCTTTTGATAGAGCTTCAGTAACTCAAGGTGCAGAAATGGTTAGAAGTATTTCTAACGGTAAATCTGCAACTTTCCCAGTAATGGGTAGAGTGGATGCTTCGTACCATACAGCAGGTGCTGAAATAACTGGTTCAGATGTAAACCACAACGAGAAAGTTATTACAATTAATGACTTACTTTTATCTTCAGTATTTTTATCAAATATTGAGGAAGCCAAAAACCATTGGGACGTAAGGTCAGCGTACTCTACTGAAATCGGTAGAGCGTTAGCTTTTCAAAAAGATAAGCATATCTTACAAACAATTGGTCAAGCAGCACAAGCTTCTGCAAACGTAGCCGACAGCGGTTATGCAGCAGGAACTGTACTTACAAACACTAACATTGCTTCAGCAACAGCTTCAACTGCGGCTAATGCAATGATTGATAGTTTGTTTGATGCGGCTAAACAATTAGATGCAAACTACGTTCCAAAAGAAGGTAGAAAAGCATTTATTAAATTAGAAGAGTACTACAAATTAGCAAACGGTACTAACGTAACTAACGTTGACTTCTCAGGTCAAGGTTCAATTGCGGAAGGTAAAGTTGTTAAAGTAGCAGGTATTGAATTAATACCTACTGCACACTTTGTAAATTCTGCTATCACTGCGGCTCCGGATGCAGGTTCAGCAACTGCGGGTGGTTCAAACCCTCAAGCTGTTGACTTATCAAACTACGTATGTTTGGTATCTCATCCTTCTGCTGTAGGTACTGTAAAACTTATGGATTTAGCTGTTGAAAGCGAATATGATATAAGAAGACAAGGTACTCTAATGGTTGCTAAATACGCTATGGGACACGGTGTCCTAAGAGGCGAAGCAGCTGTAGGAATTAAAGAAGCGTAATAGCTTAACTTTAATATTTATAGTGGCGGTAGAGGGAGACTGAAGCCGCCGCTATACTAACTAATAGGATATTATGACTACACAGATTACACCAACTACGGAACTACAAGCGATAAACATAATGTTGTCTGTTATCGGTGAGGCTCCAGTTAACTCAATTACAGGCACTACATCAGTTGATGTAAGTACAGCAAAAAATCTTTTAGATGAAACTTCTATGTCAGTTCAATCTCAAGGATGGCATTTCAATACACATGAAAATTATAAAAACTTGGCATTAGACCAAGACAGTAAAATTCCCCTACCTTCAAATTGCGTTAAAGTTGACGCTAGTAAAAACTTTAGATACATAAATATTACATTAAGAAATGGTTTTCTATATAATTTAGAAACACATACAGATGTTTTTACAACAGTACCAGAAGTAGATTTAGTTTTAGTACAACAATTTGAACAACTTCCAGAATACGCAAGACAATACATTACACAAAAAGCATCAAGAAGATTTGCTTCAAGATTTCTTGGTGATGCTCAAATTGTACAATTAATTGGACAAGATGAAAATGAAGCACTTATGGCATTTCACCAAGCAGATAGTCAAGAAACTGATGTGAATATGTTAGAAGGTGATAGTAATACTTACTCAATAATTAATAGACCAACTAGAAGGACTTATTAATGGGTGGAGTAGTATCTCAGAGTATTCCTAATTTTCTGAATGGTATCTCACAACAAACACCAACACAAAGAGGTATCAATCAAGCAGAAGAACAGGTAAATTTACAAAACAATATTGTAGATGGTTTATCTAAAAGACCTGCTTTTGAATATATAGACACTATAGATGCTACAAATGTATTTCCCAACACTGTAAAATTTTGGTCTATACAAAGAGATAAAGATAATCAATTTGTCGTTATATTTTATAATGGTGGTGTAAAAGTTTATGATTTAGATGGTAATGAAAAACCTGTTACAATAGCAAGCGGTGCTAGTTATTTAACTTCAACTAATCCTAAATCAGATTTTAAATTAGTTAACATTGCCGACTACACTTTTGTTGCAAATAAACAAACTACAGTATTAGAGAATATGCTGTAACAGTACAACATCCTAATATGTCTTATGCTGTTAAGTCTTCTTTACAAATGCCTTCAGGTTCTAATTTAAACCATGATGCCGTATTTAGAGATACAGCACACATTGCAGATATTTTATTTAGAGGTACTTCTAGTACATATTTTGATGCTTCATCAGATGCTTCATTTAAATTAACTAGAGAAGATACAGGTGCAACATTAAGCACAACACAAGGATTAGGAACATCTTCTGAAGTAACTAACTACTTTACTATGTCTCAATATCCGGGTGTTATTAGAGGTATTTCAACAGATGGCAATGCTAATTATACAGTATTAACAGCTGATGGTTCTGGTAATACAGGTATGTATTCTATAAGAGATGAAATATCTGACTTTACAAAATTACCATATCATGCAAGCACAGACAGTATTATAAAAGTTACAGGTGAAGATGGAGATACACTATCAGATTATTATGTAAAATTTGAAACAGATGGTGTTTGGAAAGAAACTATAGGTCAAGGTGTAAGTCTTGGTTTAAATAATTCTACGTTGCCACATGCTTTAATAAATAATAATGATGGTACATTTACATTTCAAGAAATAGATTGGGATGATAGAAATGCGGGTGATGGAATTACAAACTCTAACCCAAGTTTTGTAGGAAACAAAATTAATAATTTATTGTTTTATAAAAATAGATTAGGGATGCTTTCAAGAGATAATTTAATTTTATCTGAAAATGCAGGTTTTTTTAATTTCTTTTCTAAAACAGTTACACAAGTATTAGACACAGACCCAATTGATATTGCAGCTTCAGGTTCTGAAGTTAATACACTATTTGATAGTGTTGCATTTAATGAAAGTTTATTATTATTTTCTGAAAAAGCACAATACAAATTAGGAAGTGTTGGAGAAACAATATCTCCTACAAGTGCAGTACTTAATGAAGTATCAGCATTTGAATTTGATGCAAATGTAAAACCTGTATCAGCAGGTAAATATGCATACTTTGCACAAGCAAGAAATAATAATACAGCAATTAGAGAATACTATGCAGATGATGATACACTAACTAATGATGGTTTAGATATTACAGTATCAGTACAAAATTTAATACCAAGTAATGCATATCAACTAATTAGTAATACAACTGAAGATACTTTAATTACATTAGCTTCAGATACAGCAGATACACAAACAGCACCTTACACTACAGGTACAGACATTACATCAACTAATGGTGGTACCATGTTTATCTATAAATACTTTTTTGATAAAGGTGAAAAAGTACAGACTGCATGGTCTAAGTGGACATTTGATAATGCTAAAATATTAGGTGGTATGTCTTTTGAAAGTTTTGTTTATTTGTTAGTAGTAGAAGGAACAGATACTAAATTAATAAAAATTGATTTAAGAAATTTAAGAAATGGTACTATAGGTTTTAATATATATTTAGATTTAAGAAAAAATGTTACAGGAACATATGATGCTAATACAGATTTAACTACGTTTACATCTCCGTATGGAGCTAAAACAGGTTTAATTGCAGTTGATGGTGTTAATGGAAATAATTATGCGGTCACAAATACAACAGGCTCTACCTACACTATAGAAGGTAACCACACAAATTTAATTATTGGTATTCCATATGAAAGTAAATACACAATGTCACCTCAGTATGTTAGAGAAAATTCAGGCAGAGGATTAGTTGCTATTACTTCTGGACGTTATCAAATTAGAAACATATCATTAAATTATGAAACTTCAGGTTATTTCCAAGTTGAAGTAACACCTAACGGTAGAAGCACAAGTTATTCATTTATGAATGGATATGTTATTGGAACAGCTACAAGTAAAGTAGGTGTACCGGCTATTAGTTCAGGAACTATTAAGGTACCCGTTTCATGTAGGAACACAGATTTTACATTAGATATTAAAAGTTCTTCACACTTGCCAATGTATATTGCTAGTGCAGAGGTAGAAGGATATTATCATAATCGTTCACAAAGGATTTAAATGACCAGAGAAAATTACGTACGACCCGCTATACTAAAAGATACTTTAGAATTAGCACCTAGAATACGCCAAGCTGACCGTGCAGAGATTAGAGCATCTAACAACTCTTCACCTTTACAAGCTTTAGTGTTTCCGTTTACGGAACCTAATGGTAAAGTTTATAGTATTATAGGTACAAAAGATGAAGGTGTTATAGGTATGTTTGGTGTTGCTAAATGTGCTGAGCCTGATTATGGTGTAGCATGGATGTTGTCTAGTGAAACACTATTCAAACATACAAAACAATTTATAAAAGAATGTCCGTATTGGATAGATGAGATGGGTAAAGGTTATAAATATCTTTATAACTTTGTAGACAAAAGAAATTGGAAGTCACTTAAATGGCTTCAGTATTTAGGTTTTGAACCAAAAACTGAAATAGGAGATTATGGTTTTGGTAAAATGCCATTTTTATTAATGATGAAGGAGATAAACAATTAACTATGTGTGATGCAGTATCGGCAATAACTGCCGGATT